GAGCAAGACTTTTGGCACGGTTGGATGTGCCCGGTCATCAACCTGCTCAACCGCGTCGTGCACACGCAGGAGAAGCGCACGCCAGGCTCGGTCTACGTGCACGGCGTGCGGCGCGTGATGCCCATCCTCGACACCTTCACGGTCGACGTGGCAGGCGTGCCAATGTGGATGCCGCCGCGGCTCCGCGCACGTTGGGGTCACTACTTCGGGCTCACCTCGCAGGACGAGGCCGAGGTCGTGCGCATGACCGTCGACGCATACAACGCGCAGGTTATTCCGCTGCGCCTTGCGCTCGAGAAGCTGCAGAACATCTATCCGCACGACGACAGCGAGAAGTTGTCTGAGGAGATGGAGCACGAGCTCACCGAGCAAGCCATGCACGAGGCGGCTGCGGTGGCCAAGCAGAACGCCAAGGCACTCGAGGCAGGCGCCGATGACGAGGCATCAGATAGCGAGCCGCCGAGTGGGCCTCCGTCGAGCGTGCCTGGTGCGCCACCAAGCGAGCCAGGTGCACCGCCGTCGAGCAAGCCTGGCGAGGATGACGACGAGCCCATTCCGAGCACGCAACGGCCCGAGACGCTGGGCAGCAAGCGCCGTCGTGCGCGATGATCTCCGATCGCGAGGCAGCGCGAATAGCGCAACCGATTCTCGCAGCTGAGGAAGAAACGCTGCGGGGCGCCGAGCAAGAGCTCGCAGCGATCGTCAAACAGTACGAGGTGACTCGGCGCGACACGCCCGAGACCGCAAAGGCCAAGATTGACCGCGCAGCCAAAGTCGCAGCGGTTGCCTTGCTTGCCTATCTGTTACTTCGTCGGCGCAGCTCGAGCAGAGCTGGCATCGATGCAGCGCAGCGCAACCTCACCGGCATCGGCCTCGCCAGCGCCGTTGTGGGAGGCATCCTGACTCGCGTGCGCATGGTGCCCACGGCGAGGCCCGAGACGCTGCTACGTCGCGCGGTTGCATCGGTGACTGACCGCTTCCGCCGCGTGGCGTTGACCCGCGTCGAGCCGTCTCGGATGGTCGTTACACCATCTCGACCGATGCCAGCACCTGGCACACCGTTTCGACCGATTGCACCGTTCCGACCAGTGCCACCACCTGGTGCAGTGGCAAAGCCAGACATGGCAGGCGCGCTCGAACGAGCTCGCGACGCTACTCAAGGCGGCGTCACTCGAATCGTCACGGTGGAGACGTGGGACCAGGCAAACGCGGAGATGCGACGCGCACAAGCTGTGGCCTCGGTGGTCGCGCCAGAGGCCATGCGTGAGTGGGTGGCTAAGCTCGACATGCGAACGTGTCCCGTGTGCCGAGCCCTTGACGGCCAGCGCATTCCAGCCGATCAAGACTTTGACCTTGAGCCGCCTGTCCACCCGTATTGCAGATGCATGGTTATCCTTACGTACGGCGCAGGCACTCGCTAGCGAGGGACGACATGCACTGTGAATACTGCGACCTCGACACCATCGCAGGGGCGGCGATGGTGCAAGAGGGCGGCGCCATCAAGATCCTAGACTGCTGCACCAAGTGCGGCAAAGCGTACAAGACGCAGCGCTCTATCGACACGATGCCTGGTGAGCAGGCACAGGCAAAGCCAGCGGCGCAAGCGCCTAGTCAGCCTGCGAAGGTCGTAGCGCATCCATCGGCTAGTAGCTCAGCCATGGATCTGGCCGAACAGGCGCGCACTCGCTTGGCGCAGGTCGAGACCGAGCTACAGCGATTCGCGCAACTCAAGCGCGAGCGCACAATGCTGCGCCGAATGGTGCGCGCGGCACAGGAGCGGAAGTGATGAGGCGTTGCAAGATCTGCAAACACATCGAAAGCGGCAACGCGGCGACGTGCCCCAAGTGCGGCGAGGCATCGTGGGAGCCGATGGCAGAGCCAAAGCCTGCACCTGTCGCGATCGCGCCTGAGCCCGTCGAGGAAGCTCCCGCGCCTGCCCCCGTCCCCGAGCGCCGTCGTCGGCGTCTCTAGTCGTCTCGTTCACTCTCTCACTAGGAGCCACGACACATGGCAACGATCTACGGTGCGATTCGCGGTATCAAAGTCATCCAAGAGCCCGTTTCCGGCGGCTCGCAGGGCGCTGCTCTGGTCTCGTTTACGCTCGGCGCGTACACCGCCGCCAGCGACAACGGCCAGCTCGGAGGCGGCGGCAGCAACAACGGCGTGAGCACGACGAGCACGCTCGCTCAGCTCATCCAGGCGGCTCGCCGCGACGGCAAGACCGTGACCCTCGGCCTGCCCGCGGCCACCAACGTCAACGCGGCGATGATGGTGCAGTCGGGCCTCCAAGGGTCGACCGAGTTCTTCGCTGGCAGCTTCGTCATCTCGAGCGGAAACCTCACGTTCAACGTGGCCAACAGCAGCGGCACCGAGGTCAACGCGGCCTCTGGCGTCGAGGATCGGCCCTTCCAGCTCATCGTCGCGATCTCGCTCTCCTGATTCTAGGAGGCTCGGTCGCATCTCCACAACCAACGCCCACGTGAGCGGCAATCACGGCAGGAGATAGCGAATGGAAACGCCCGACACGGAAGAACTCGTCAACCCCGCCGACGTCAAGGTCGTGCCCGATGCGCCCGTCGCAGCCGAGCAGCCAGACCCGTCGTGGCTCAACGCGCGCCTCGAGCGCGCCAAGGCCGCAGCGATGAACGACATCGCGCGCATGCTCGGCGTGGAAAACCTCGACAAGGCCAAGGCCCAGCTCGAGGCGGCACGCAAGCTGGAGGACGAGCGCAAGACCGAACTGCAGCGGCTCACCGAGCGCACCGTCGCTCTCGAGGCCGCAGCCAAGCGTGCAGAGCAGCTCGAGGGCGTGCTTTCGCAACGCGCCGATGTCGAGCTCTCGACGCTCACCGATGCCCAGCGCGCGGCGGTAACGTCGCTCGCCGGTGACGACAAGGCCTCGCAGCTGCGCGCCATCACTGCCCTGCGGCCCACGTGGCAAGCAGCGGCAGCGGCAGCGGCTGCAGCGGCCCCTACGGCGCCCACAGCAGCGCCAACGCCCGCAGCGGCACCGCGAGTCGCCCCTGCGTCTACCAGCGCCGCCACGAGCCAGCCAGCGTCAACGACGGCGGCACAGCTCGTGGACCATCGCGCGGAGTACGATCGACTCCGAGCGCAAAACCCGGTGTTCGCCGCGCACTATCTCGCGGCGTACCGCACCGAGATCTATCCGCAGAAGTAGCCAGATCATGCCCGGCACTGTCGCTCGGGCTGTGGAGGACTGAACCATGCCCGTCATCTCTCGCGCGTCTCTTCCCGAGGAGTTCTTCGACATCACGTCGGCGATGCTCCTCATCCAGCCCGAGCCTCAGTACATGTACGCCCAGATGTGGAAGAGCGCGCTCGGCGCCGCTCTCCCGCAGCCCGCGGGCCTCGGCCTCCCCGGTCGTCAGCTGCTCCAGACCGGCGCGGCTGTGCCTCCGATCGAGTCGATGCGCCTCGTACTCGACGACGTCGTCAGCTCGCAGACCATCAAGGTGGTGCCCGAGCTCGGCGCTGGCGTCGGCCACACGGTGCGCATCAACCGCCCGTTCTACACCGACTCGACGTACACCCTCACGAGCCGCACCATCGCCGCTGGCGCGACCATCTCGACCACGCCGCTCAACATCTCCATGGAGCAGGTGCCGCTGACCATCCAGCGTTACGCTGGCCCCTACGGCGCCTCGAGCGTGCAGCCCTACGGCGTGGATCGCTTCGATGCGACCCGCGCGATCCACAACGTGTCCGAGCTCGTCGGCCACTACCTCAAGCGCGACTTCGACAAGTCGATCGACTCGTGGCTCGTGGCTCTGCTCGACCAAGCCTCGTCCGCCGTGTACCCCACCGGCATGAGCGCGCCCAACGATGCGCTCGCCGCCAACTCGTTCCCGCTCGATTTCGAGCAGCTCACCCGCGTGGAGCGCACGCTCGAGGACGCCAAGATCCCCACCTTCGGCGATGGCAAGTACATCTGCGTGCTCACGCCGCTCCAGATCCAGCAGCTCATGGTGGACCCCTCGGCGCAGCGTCTCGCGGTGTTCGAGCCCCCGGCCAACCCGTTGCTCGCCAAGAGCTACTACAAGTCGATCGGACGCCTGAGCATCTACAAAAGCCAGACGCTCTCGACGACGCTTAACACCTCGAGCGTGCCGGTGCAGTACGGCCACGCATTCGGGCCTGGCGTGTTGCTCTCGGCGATCGGCGACCTGCCGCGCGTGATGCCCAACACGAACGACAACTACGGCGAGCAGGTGCTGGTGGTGTGGCTCATGTACGCCGCCTTCGGACTCGCCGATAACCGCTTCGTGGTCTCGGTCCGCTCGGCCTGAGCCAACAGGAGGACTAGACCATGGACGGCAAACGCATTCCGCTCACGCCCGCGACGACGGGCAACTTCAACACGGACGTCGCTGGCACCGTCAAGCCTGGCGCAAGCGTCAGCATCTGGGGTCCCGCTGGCGGCGTGGTCAACGGCACGCTCGCTGGGCTCGTCATCGTCGACGCCGAGACGAACACGCTCACCCTGACGGCCTACTGGCAGGTGAGCGAGGACGGCTCGACCTGGTACGACGTCTCGGCTGCAGCCAACAACCCCGCCAACGTGGCGCTTGCCACCGGTACGGCTGGCGCTGACGCGGCTGTAACCGAGGTGCTTCCTGCGCCTTCCGCGGTGTACGCCTGGTCGTTCGCTCGTCTCGTCGTGGTGAACGGCGTGGCAACGGGCGGCGCGACGGACACCTACTCGATCCAGTACAAGTACGTCCGCGGCGCCTGAGGCGTAACGGCGACATCATGACCACCACGAGGCACGCATGGCACTCCTAGAATCCGAGATCATGCGACTGCGTTTCGAGTGCGGATACAACGTGCTAAATGCAGGCGCTGAGCCATACGTGTCCGTGGTGGCCATCTTCAATCAGGTCATTGCAACCTACATGCAAGCGGGCGCGACCACGACGAGCTCGACCACGGTGGTGGACGTGACCACGCCCGTGCCAGTTGCGCTCACGCTCGCAAGCGCCACAGGCTTTGCCGCAGGACAACGCGTGTGGATTGACGTAGACACGCGGCAAGAATCAGCAACGGTGCAAAGCATCGCTGGCAGCACCATTACGGTGCAGCTGCAAAACCCGCACACCGGGACCTATCCAGTCACGGTGGACGGTGGCGAGGGCATGGTGCGGTCGCTCCTGCGACGGCTCGACCAGGTGCAAGCAGCCATCGCCATCGGCTACCAGTCTGCCGGAATCAAGAAGGTCGACGAGGTCGAGTTCTACGGCAACAGCTACCCCACTGGCGGCTCGCGAATTCGCATGCTCTACGAAGCGCAGATGCGCATCCGCGACGAGCTGTGCAGCGCGCTCAGCGTGCCGAACTACTGGCGCCGCGTCAGCGATAGCGCCGCCACTGTGAGCATCTACTGATGACGACCCTGCGCGATGGTCTCATCCCAGAGATCGACGGCATCCGAGCTATCCCCGAACAGCTCGGCGTGCGAACGAACATCGTGCAGCGCGTGGTGCGCACGTGGACCGGGCCAGGCGTCAACCTTGGCTCGTATACCGACGACGTCTTGCAGTTCAGCCCAATCCCCAAGGCTCGCGAGATGAGATCTGGAGACGAGGTCGACGTCGGACCCATCACGCCAAACATGCTCGGCGTGGGGTACACGTACGCCGACGTGAGGCCGACGATGTCGAGCAATCAAGAGCTATTTTTCTTGGTCATCGGCAACAACGGCACACGCCGCTACGAGCTCGTGGATATTGACACGAGCCGACCCTTTCGCATGCACCTCATGCTGCGCACGCTTGAGCGCACGAGGCCCTTCTGATGGCTGTCGATAGCAACGTCGGCGGCGTCTCGCTCCCGCTCGCAGCGGGCACCATCGCAGACCCGACACGCGACCTCGCGATTGACCTCATCGCAGCGTATGCGAGGCACTGGCTAAAGGCCATGCTCGACGCGCGCCTAGCAGTGCAGACGCCCACGAGCGCGGACGCATGCCCAGCGGCGAACGTCTACTCGTGGAATCCTGAGCAGGTGTGGCTACGCGAGGAGATCGGCAAGCCTGCGTTATTCGTGTGGCAGAGTGGGCCGAGCACGATGGTGGACCGCACGCTGGTCTACTCGTATCGCGTTCGTCCGTTGTCGCTGTATTACATCTTCGCCGAGATGCACATGCCGAGCGCGATGACGATGCGCGCTGGCCTGATGCAAGACGTTGACGCCGTGCTCGTGCGTGCGTTTGACCGCTTCGCGCACCCGACGTTTACCTTCAACGGCTACCCGGCTGGCGAGAACATCCGCGGCATGCTCACGGGTAAGCTAGAGGACTTTAGCGTCGAGTATGGCGGTGGCGAGCCACAGCTACTCGCAGCCATTCCAGGCGGCGCAGGCGGGCGAGGCATGGACGCAGATGGACGCGTGCAGCGCGTGTTTCTCGGGCTCCTGTGCAAGCTCACGATCTGGGAGCTCATCGGGCTCGACACGTTCTCGCTGCCAGCCGACGAAAACGCATTCGTCGACGCTGGGATTTACACCAATACCGAGGTCGCAGACCCAGGCGACGTGGTGCTTGTGAAAGAGGGCTATCTGCCATGACCACGCAAGATGCCAAGCCGGATGTCTACCAGTCGCGCGCGCTGTTGGCGGGCGTCTATGGCGTGCCGTTCTATCGGTTCGGGCACACGCTCGACAGCGGCTCGCAACTCTTTCGTTGGGTGCCGAACGACCAGAGCACGGCGGATGGTCGCACGGTCATCGCTGGCACGAGCGGTTACGAAGGGCGCTGGCTGCTCTGTCGCAACGACGACAAGGGCGCAGACATCGCCGACGCGTCGCCCACCATCACCGTGGGGCAAGGCGCGTGGCGACGCGTTGTTGGCCCGCTCTCGGGCAACCGGACCATCACCTTGAGCACCACGAACGCCGCCGCGGGCGACGTGCTTGAGCTCACTCGCACAGACACGAACGCCTACACGGTTGCCGTCGTAAACGGTGGCGTCGGTGGCGGCACGCTCTACACGATGCCCGTCTCGAGCGCGGCGAACGTGCGCGCGTGTTTCGACGGCAACAACTGGCTGCTCCGCAGCGTCTCAACCTGGTAGGAGGGAGCGCATGCCGCTCTGGGTACATGTCGAGGGGATCAAGGGCTCGCTCGTGGCGCATCCCGATGGGGCTGCGTCGGAGGGGCAGCCGCCGCGGTACATCGGCCTCAAGTTCGTAGCGCGCCCAGCTGACCAGCAAGGCACGCGAGACACGCGCAAGGCCATTGAGGCGTTCGACGTCGTGCGCGAGCTCGTGGAGGTGAAGCGCTCGGAGCACTTGCGCATCCGACGCGCAGCAGCTGACGGGGAGATTCGATTGCTCGGCGAGTGCGACGCTCCGACGCGTGCGCTCGCAGAAGCGAAGCTTGCGCCCGTGGCGCAGCCTGGTTCCACACGCAAAAACGACTCACGCAATAGGAGCGATTGACGATGGCACTTACTGGACTCTCCCCCACTCGACGCACGCCCGGCATCGTGCGCGAGTTCGTGTTCGGCGCTGGTATCTCGTCCGGTGTCTCGAGCGACCGGCCCGTGCTCATCTTCGGCAACAAGACGAGCGCAGGCAGCGAGACCACCAACACCATCGGCGCTCCCATCGCGAGCGACGAGGATTGCGTGCTGCGCTTCGGGCGCAAGAGCGAGGCGCGCCTGCTGTATCGGCAGTTCGTCGCCATCAATCCAGAGGCGCGCGTGTACATCATCGCTCCACCAGAGAGCGGCAGCGGCACGGCGGCGACGATCGACATCACGTTCACCAACACCTCGACGGCTGCGACGACGGGCGTGGTGACCATCCTGGGACAGGACATCACGTTCCCCATCACGAACGCGCAGACTGCCACGCAGATCGGCGAAGCCTGCCGCGATGCGATCAACGCGTTCGCCGATGGCTCGCTCCCACTGACCGCAAGCGCCTCGACCGGCGTTGTGACTCTGACCACGGCCAACCTTGGCGTGAGACAGGACTACGTGCTTGCTCGCGTGCGCGCTTACATCGTCGCGCCCACGTCCATCGTGACCACGACCGTGAGCGTCGGAGCTCTGACCAACGGCACCAACGAGGATGACTTTTCGACTGCCATCACGACCGCGGCGCTCGGCGAGTACACCTACCAGATCTCGCCCAAGTTCTCGACGTCGGCTCCGACCGCGACCGACAACGGCGTGGGCGAGCACATCGCCATGATCCGCGATCAAGCCTTGCCGATCAACGGCAAGAGCCAGATGGTGGTGTTCGGCCTGGTCGGCACGCAAGCGCAGAGCTCCACCGTCGCAACGGACAGCGACGCCAACAGCGTTTACGCGTTCTTCTTCGCATCGAAGAACAGCGACTGGACGCCAGGCATGATCGCTGCGCATCTCTGCGGCGTGATGCGCTCGCAGCAGATGGCCGACCCTGCGGCCAACCTCGCTGGCTACACCAACACCGACACCACCAGGTTCGACTGCCCGGTGCCGTACAGCAAGTCGGACTGGTGGACGCCCACCGAGATCGAGCAGCTGCTCAAGGACGGCGTTTGCCCCATCGGCGCGCGCGCCCTCGGCCAGGCATACCTCGTGCGCCACATCACCTCGAGGTCGCTCAACGACCAAGGCACCAAGGACTATCGCGCGAGCGAAGGTCACATCACCTCGGTGATGTTCACCATCTGGGACGTCATCAGCACGCGCTACCGCGAGCAGAAGCAGGGCAAGGTAGCCGACGATCCGTTGCCTGGCGCGAAGCCTGTGCCCGGTGTGGACACGCCGCAGACGCTCGGAGCGCTCATCCGCAACGTGTTCGTCGCCGCCTCTGGCCCTGCGCCGTTCGGGCTCTACGGCTCGCCCATCCTCGACCCGTCGCCCTCGGTGCTCGCGAGCTCGCTCGACAGCATCCTCGTGCAGCGTCGGCCCGGTGGTCTCGCCGCGAGCTTCAACCTGTACGCCGTACAGCACAACCTCTTCTCGGAGTTCACGCTCCGCGAGGCATCTCCCGCCTACTGATAGGAGCCGAGAACGACCATGCGATTTTACGCGCGCTACTACGTGAGCATCGAGGGAAAACTTGACGGAGAGGCCGAGAGCGTCGACGTCAAGTACAACGGCGACCCGATGCCCATCAGCACACTCGTGCAAGACCTTGCGGGCTTCTACATCCCGCCGAAGAACGCGACCGTGAGCATCAAGGGCTTCATCCCCTCGAGCGGCGACCGCGTGGATTACGTGGGCTACTTCCTCGCAAACTCGATCGTGTCGGTCAAGGTCAGCACCGACAGCGGCGAGACCATGATCGCGCAGGGCATGATCAACGGCCCCGCGCTTTCGAGCTCGCCCGCTGACCCGAGCCGCCTCGACGTGAGCATGACGGTGCAGGCAGCGCCCTTCTCCTGACGCTCGCGACCTGGTAGGCAGGCATCATGCGCACGCCACCGAAGGATGTCTCCCCGGCTCAGCTGTTTCGAACGCTGTGCTCGGTTGCGAGGCGCCCTCGGTGGCGTGTTTCGTTTGCGGCGCTTGAGCTGCCAGATCTCTACGTCGAGGCCATGACAGGGCACGAGCTGGAGGAGCTTTTGCCAATCGGCGAGGATATGACGAGCAAGCAAGATGTCGTGCTCGACGAGCTAGTCGTGCGATGCCTGCACAACGCAGATGGTTCGCCAGCGTTTGCTAGCGTGGAGCAGTTCGGCCTTGCGCCTCACGAGGACGCGCTAGGCATCAGCAACGCGACGCTGGAGGCGCTTGGGGTTATGTCGCCGATCTACGGGCGCTCGGACCTCCGCGCGTGGGAGGTCGTACTGCGAGAAGGCGCGCAGCATCCAAGCAATCACGCTCTGCGCCGAGGCATCATCGAAAGCGCCTCGCATCTCGCCATGACGGCGCATTTTATGCCGCAGCCCGATCGGTTCTTCGGCATGCCACTGGGACAACTTACGGACGGCCAATGGATGGCCTTCGACGCAGCATGGAGCACGAAGGGGTAACGCATGACGTTTCAGCAGGGGAACATCTCACAGCGACTCGGGCAGATGAACGGACGCGGAGGCGTTGCGAGCTCGCCCGACGTGGCGCCTGGCGAGTACGAGAGCCAGCTCGCGAAGGCGTTGCGCGAGCGCGCAGGCAACCGGCGCAAAGTCGAGTACGACGTGTCCGAGCTCTTGGGCACGCCTGGAGCCAAGGTGTGGGTGAGGGTGCCAACGAAGGGCGAGCAAGACATAGCCATCAAACGCGCGCATGAGTACGTGGCTCGGCTCGCAACTGGCGAGGGTGGAGAGCAACTGAAAAGCGACGACGACATCGTTCAGGATGCCAAGGCCGCGGCCATCCTGCACGCGGCGGTGCGAGGCAACGACCCAGGCGTCGAGGGCATGCACCCGGCGTTTCCGAGCGTGCGGTGGATCATCGAAAAGCTGACAGCGGACCAGATCGCCAGCCTGTTGTCGCTCGTGAACGAAGTGCGCTCGAGCGAGGCCGGTGGTGTACGCGTGCTCACGCCTGAGGAGATCGACGTGCTCGTCACGGTCATCTCGCAGAGCGACCTTGAGTCATCCCAGGTGGCGCTGGCAAGGTTTCAGAGAGAGGCGCTGTCGCATCTGGTCGTGGTGCTCGCCACGCGCCTGGTCGCAGCTAGGCAGGCATCCGCTATTCATGACGATGCGCAAGTCGCAGCCGAGCAGGCCGCAGCCGAGCAGGCCGCAGCCGAGCGCGACAAGGCTAGCGGAACGGAGTAGGGTGGCAGCGTGATCGTCAAGGTCGACATGTCGGACGTGGTCAGCGAGGCGCGCGACGCGATCAAGGCGCTCTCGCACGCCAGCGTCGAGCGCGCGATGTTCGAGGCCGTGGCTCCGTTTGCGGAGCAGGCAAGGCGGTCCCATGGCTATCAAAACCGAACCGGCTATCTCGAGGCCAGTACGCTCGTCAAGGCGCTCGACGTGTCCGACCCTGCGGTGGAGTTCGTTGCAGGTCCGTTTGCACCAAACCCGAAAGGCAGCATGGCCTACGCGAGCTACGTGAACGACCGTGGCCTCATGAATATCGACGACCTATCGGCTCGAGCTGTGCCTGCCGTGCAACGGGCGCTCGATAAGCTGGTGAAGTGACATGGCTGTCATCCGCTATCAGTTCATCGCGTCGGGCGCCGACTCGGTGGTCGCGGCCTACAAGGGCATTAGCAAGGCCGCAGAGGACGCAGCCGTGCGCGCCGAGCGTGCCGCTAAGCGCATGCGAGCCTCTATGGGTGCAGCAGGCGCTGGTGGCCCTGGCGCGCCTCGTGGCGGTGGCGCAGGCGCAGGTGGGGCTGGAGCTGGCCCAGCCGCAACGGACCCTCGTGTAGGGCGCGAGAAGGCCGTGCTGCGAGAGATTGAGAGAGAGCAAGCCCGCGCGTCACGAGACAAGGCACGCGCCGAGGACAAGGCTCGCAAGGCATCCGAACGCGAGCGTGAGCGCTCCGCGAAGGCCGAGGTCAAAGCCGCAGAAGCTACGGCCAAGGCAAGAGCGCGAGAGGTAGCCAAGGCACAGGCCAAAATGGATCGCGCTCGTGAGGCAAGAGCCGAGTCGCGTCGAGCTCTGATGGGCGACCTCGGCATGGCTGCGGTAGGCGCAGCTGGTGCCGGTCTGATGGCTGGCGTAGCCACGATCGGCAGCATGACGGCCCAAGGCATGGAGGTCGACGAGATGGCTCGTCGAATCGCCATCAACTCGCGCCTGTCTGGCGGCAAGATGCTAGACGCACGCACCATCCGGCAGAACATGTACGAGGCCGCGGGCGAGATGCCAGGGCAGACCGCAAAGGGTTTGGCCGAGGCCACGTTGGCCTTCCAAGGCGCTACGGGGCAAGTGCTCGACGTGAGTACACTCAAGAGTCTGGCCACTGTCGCCAGCGCCGCAGGTGCAGAGATTCAAGATGTGGCCGAAGCAGCGGCGGCACTGTCAAACAACATGGACATCAAAGGCGCGGAGGATATGGCTGATGCGCTGTCAGTGCTCGCCATTCAAGGCGCACAAGGCCAGTTTGAGCTAAAGGACATGGCGTCGCTTATGGGCCGCATTAGCGCAGCCGCTGCAGGCGCCAACGTAGACAAAACCGTCAGGGGTGTGGCTCAGGTCGGTGCGCTTGCGCAGATTGCGAGACGTGGCGGTGGTTCCGCAGAGCAAGCCACCTCCGCCGTCGAAAACCTGTTCCGCGCTATGACCTCACACGCCGACGTGTTCCAAAAGTCTGGCGTGGATGTGTTTGTTGCAGGCTCTAAGGGTAGGCAACTGCGCAACACCAACGACGTGTTGGTGGAGTCCTTCAAGAAAACCGAGGGCAACAAGACGCAACTCGGAAAGATGTTCGGAGCTCAGGCGGACCCGATCATCAATATCCTTTCGGATGTATTCAATGAGGAGATGAAACGCAGCAAAGACCTAAACAAGGCTGGTGAAGCCGTTAGGAAACAGCTGGAAGAAGCGGCCAACGTTACAAACGCGCGCAACACCATCGAAGAAGCGGCAACTGCGGCGCAGCAATCCACAAGCGCAAAGATCACAGCAGCTTGGGAAAAAGCGACTGGAAAAGTTACGGATCGAGTACTCCCAGCATTGGCTGATGCATTTACGAAGCTTGAAGAGAGCGGTGCTCTCGACGCAATGATTGATGCGTTCGAGTTTGCGGCTGACGTCATCTCGGAAAACATGCAAGCGTTTTCGGACTTTGCCGAAATGCTTGGATTTGAGAAGAAACGACCATCGCTAGACAAGCAGATGGAGGTTGCAAAGAAGGAGCAAGAGAAGGCTGGTCGCAAACTGGCTGCGGCAAAGACACCAGAGGAAAAAGCTGCTGCCATGATTGCACACATGGAAGCCACTGGCAAAATTGCACAAATACAAGGCAAGATGTCGACCGGCACTCTAGCTGGCGCATCTGCTGCAACTGGCAAAGGCGGCGGCAAGGAGTTCCTGTCTCAAAAGGACTTCATCGCCAAATATACCGCAGCGATGGGCGGCGCCGACATGGGCGACATGCAACGTTCGATGCTCGAATCGCGCGCACGAACCACGTTTGAGCGAATCGCAACCACTGGCAGCATGACGCCCACACTGAGTGAGTCGATCAATCCAGCAACAATGATTGGTCGAGCGCTTGGTCAAAAAATGACGGGTGGCCAAGAGACGGACCAAGCTTCCGCGCTAGTGGATCGACTCATCTCGGAACGTAGTTTGATGGCCAGCGGTGCACAGCAAAAGGCGCTTGGTTTTGCGCCAACTGAAGAACTTGACGCAGCATCCCTCGACAAGCTCATGCAAGCCGCAAACGCGGCAGCGACTGCGCTTCAGACAGTCGGCGCAGCTGGCAAGGCAAATATCACTGGTAGCGCCATTGCCTTGGGAGGCGGCTAATCATGTCCGGCGCATACGATTGGATCGGCAATCTCCAAGAGATCACGTGGGGCGCGCTTACAGCGCCGTGCCTTGAAACGTCATTCGACGGAGGGCATGACCAAGCCGAGCGCAAGTATCCGTACGTTGACGGCGCCGCACACGACAACACTGGCCGCACGCCGTACAGCATCCGCGCGACGCTGGTGTTCAATAACACCATCGCATCTGACCTGCTTCCAGCAAGGCTGGAGAAGTGGCTAGACTCGCTCGAGAACGGCAAGATCGACGGCCTATCGCATCCGGTGCTGGGCAACATGTTCGCCCGCGTCATGACGTGGTCGGCCACTGTCGACCCGTCGAAGGACCGTGGAGGCATCACGCTGCAAGTGACGTGGGTCGAGAGCTTCTTCGACCCGACCGAGCTGACGGTGCGCCTGCCAGGCTCCGAGCTCTCGCCGAAGGTGTACGGCAAGGCACTCGACCAGGCGATGCAGCTTACGGGCTATAGCGTGCCAGAGGGCCTTGGGTTCGAGTCGTTCGAGCTCGCGGTGAACAACTTGAGCACGTTGCCAACGCAGAGCCTGGACTATACGCGCGAGGCCGAGCGAATCGCTGGCTACGCCGACACCGTCTCGCTGCAAGTGGCAGTCAAGGACTTGTTGCGCGACGTGCCGGTCGAGTGGCTGTCCGAGTGCCTGACGATGGGCTTGCGCGCGCAGGCTGCCACTGGCGCCTCGCAGAACTACCGCAATGTCCAGCAGATCACCTTGCCCAACGACATCTCGCTTGACGCGTTTGCGAAGCTCTACGGCAACACGTTCGAGGATGCGCTTGGCCTGAACTCGGGCCTGGTGACTGGGCCCATCATCAAGGCGGGCACGTCGCTCGCGTTCTACGGCGGCTGATGGCCACGCAAACCTACAGCGGACAGCGCGTCGTCGTCGAGATGCGCGCGTTTGATGACCAGCAGATCGTCATCGATTCGTGGATATCGTTCTCGCTGCGCGAAACGTTCACTGACCCGGTGGGCGATCTGTCATTCGAGACGATCCCGACGCGCGACATGCTGCCCAGCGTCAATCAGCTTCTGGTCAAGGGCAAGCTCGTGCTGATCTACGTGAACGGCGCTGTTCAGGGTGCCTACGTCATCTCGAGCGTGAGCCGCAACCTGTCGCGGCAAAACGGCGTGGTGTTCTCGTGCACTGCCAAGACGCTGCTCCATGCCGCGTACGAGGCCAGCGTCAACCCGCGCCTGACCTTTAGCGCAACAACCGATGTGCCTGTCGCCGATCTGATTCTCCAGGTGATGGCTCCGTTCGGCTTCGGCACTGTCATCGGCGACAACACGGCGAGCGTGTTTGCGGCGAGTGGCAAGCCGGTATCAGGCCGAGGCACAGGCGTGCCGGTGCCAGCGCTCAAGCACCAAGATTGTCAGGCGCAAGAGGGCGAGACGGCCTATGCGTTCTGCGCGCGCATCGTCAATCGACTCGGCGTGGTGCTGCGTCAGAGCTACGATGGCAAGCTACTCGTTTGCGCGCCTGACTACACACAGGCGCCGCTCTACACCGTGGCGCAGAGCTTCAACGGGCGATATCCGGTCGACGCCGACGTCATGCTTTCGTGCAGCGACACCTCCACGAATGACGGACAGTTCTCCGAGGTGCGCGTGCGTGGAACCCGCGCCGAGAAGCAGGCAGTGCAAACGGTGGCAGAGCCTGACGTCACAGTGCCAGCAAGCGCGCTCCCAGCTCGCAGCGCGTACTCGTCGACCTTTCAGCTAAGCAAGCCACGCATCATCAAGGACAAGACAGCGCGCGACATCCAGCGCAGCCAAAACATCGCCACGCTTGCGCTTAGCTTGCCAGCGGTGAGCGCATACCAGTTTACGTGCGAGGTGCCTGGTATTGTGTCGGCGACGGGCGCAGTGTGGCAGGTGGACACGGTGGCGAACGTCGTGTGCGAGGCATTTGGTATTAACGAGCCCATGTACGTGCTCGAGCGAGAGCTCTCGCAAGATCGCAACTCTGGCCAGCGTACACGCTTGAAGCTCATCCCGCTCGGAGCGCTGGTGCTCGGCGAGATCCCACAGTGAGGCAACCATGGCGATCCTGAACAGCTATAGCGATTTCCGCTACGCGTTCTCGCAGAGCAAGGTCATCGGAAACGATGGATACGAGGTGTATCCGTCGAGTCTCGTGCGAGCCAACGGCTTCGACGCAGGATTCACCAACCTGCCGACGCGCGCGCCGACGGTGCCGTTCTCGTTTCCGTTGGTGTTTTACATCTCGGGCAACGTAGCCGGACCGCCTGCATACCGAGCGTATCTCTCGCAGCGTCGCGAGAGCTCGTCGCCACTGTTCACGCTCATCGAAGATCCCGCCAGCATCGGGGGGTGGGAGATTTCGGTGAGCGCCGCGGGCATCGCCGAGTTTGGCAGCATCGTGGGGCCGTTCGGTCAAGACCCGATCGACAGCCAGGCCAAGCTCGACACGGTGTGCAAATACCTGCACTTCTACATTCAGCGACCTTCCGACTTCGCCATCCAGTGGATCGACATCTGGTCGGCGCTCCAGGTGGGGGCATAACATGCCGCGCAACGCAGATTACCTCACCGACATCTCGGATGTGCTCGGCTCGCAGGTTTCATCTGGCGAGGTCTATGTCACGATCGGCGACAGCATCGATGGCGACGGCTGGGGCGCAGATGCAGCGATGTGGGGTCCCGATGGGTACATCGCTGTACCCAACGCGGCGTCGCAGGGCTCGGCATGCCGCGCGCTGTACCTGGTCGACGGCAACATGAAGCGCGTGTTTGCGTGCCGCGACAATCGCATCGCAACGCGAGCTGGTGCGCTAGCTCCAGGTGACCGAGCCATCGTGACCGATGGCGCGCCGCGTATCCGCATCGTCAAGCAGAGCGAGGTGGTCGAACTCTACACCGAGAACGCGGGCACCCCCGTGCAGGTGGTGCTCGACGGGCCAAACGATACCATCCTGCTCGAGAACGCGCAGGCAACAAGCGTGAGCATCAGCGGCGACTCGACGACGGTGACAGCAGGCAGCTCGACCGCGACAGTGAGCGCGAGCTCTGGTATCACTGCAGCCGTGGGCGCCACCGAGCTAACCATCGCACCTAGCGGCAACGTCACCGTGACGTTTGGCGGGGTGCCTGTGTTCGAGGTGACTGCGGGCGCGCCATCTGGCGCTCTGCTGCCTGTCGCTATCCAGTCGGGGCCTGGCACGGTGCCCTCGACGAGGGTGTACGCGCTGCCATGAGCATCTACTCGGCCATGGGCGTGGGTCCGTTCGGCGTGGTTACGGCAGGGTACGCCGTGCCAGAGGCAGCCAACGCGAAGCCACCGACGACGCTGACGAGCTCGAGGCGGATTGACTTCGTGACGCAGCGCTACGTGGGCAACGCGCAGGGCGGATTCGAGGGCATGGACGACACAGGCCAGCGCGTGGTGCTGCTCGTGAGCGGTGCCGTGCGAGTGCCGCCGAAGATTACGCCGCGGGCTATCTCGAGCATCCGAGAGGCCGTCATCGCAGCGCTGAGCGACATGATCAACGTCGAGCGATCCATCACGCTCGACACCATCGACGTCGTATCGGAGCGCGCAGGCCAGCTCGCCGCGCGCATCGCATTCACCAACCTCAAGACCCGCACGAAACAGACGGCCCTTGCGGCCCTGAGTGAGTGACCATGACGCTTCCTGCGGTCGACCAAGCCAACTACCCGACACCGTCCGAGCTGCGCGCGGCGCTGCTGCGCACCGTCGTGCTCGGCTTTGCGCGGCGTGGCATCTCGGCTAACGTGCTGCCGGGTAGCGACCACTACATCCGGCACGACGCCATCTCCAAGCGCGTGAGCATCGCGTTCGCCAACTTGCAGGCGACCATCGCGCAGCTCTCGCCGACCGAGGCCACGGGTCAGTATCTCGAGGACCTGGCGAGCGTCTACGGCGTCACCAGGCGCGAGGCGAGCCCCGCAGCGGGCAACGTGGCGATCCAGGTCTCGTCGGGCACTGTGACCATCCCCGCGGGCTACGTGCTCACTAGCCCGAGCGGCATCAAGTACCAGACCACTGGCACCAGCGTATCGGTGGCCAACGGCGCTCTCGTGCCTGTCATCGCGCAAGAGGGTGGCGCCTCGAGCAACCTTGGTGCGGGTGTGGCGTGCACGTGGGACAGCGCGTCGATCGGGTTCTTGCTCCCCACGTGCACGGTGAGCGGTGGGCTGACTGGCGGCAGCGATGCGGACTCCGAGGAGGTGCTACGCCAGAGACTTTTTGATCGGCTGTCGTTTCCGCAGGGAGGCGGCAACGTCGCGCAGGTCAAGGCCTGGGCCGAGACCACCACGGCAGCCGTCGAAAAGGCGTACGTCTACGCTGCCGTGCGAGGGCCAGCAAGCATCGACGTGGCGCTGGCCAGCACGGCGGCAAACCGCACCGTCGACGCTCAATACGTCTCGAGCGTTGCGAGCTACATCACCTCGCAGCTACCTGGGCACGAGTCGGTCAACGTGACGACCGTCACGCCACGCCGCGTCGACGTTCTCATCGGCATCAGCCTTCCGTACGCCATCACGGCAGGTGGCAGCGGTGGAGGCTGGCTTGACGCTTCGCCGTGGCCTCGAGGCACGTTCATCATGGGTGGTGACGATGGCAAGGTCATCGGTCTCATCGGCTCGACGGCCTACGTGCGCACCGTGATTGCACCAGTGGTGGGCCAGCACATCGCGATCTGGGACGCGGCCAAGGTGGTGACGATCAACGGCATCACGGGGGCGTTCGGTGGTTTCCGTCAGTACGTCGTGACCAACGTGGCAGGCAGCGCATCGGCCTGGCAGATCCAGGTCAACGGCGGGTTCACCGTCTCGCCGCTCAACAGCTACGTGTCGCCCGATGCAACGCGCATCCTAGACTACGGGCTACGCATCGCGCAGAGCATCCGAGCGTTGGGACCTGGCGAAAAAACAACGAGCACGGACATCTTGCCTCGTGGTCGCAGACAGCCAGCAATCGACGTGGCTAACCCTGCCAACTTGAGCTCGCAGGTGCTCAGCGACCTCGATGGCAACTTCGACGAGATCGAGGACGTATCGTGGCTCGCTCGAGTAGATGAAGGCACCAGCACGCCGCGCACGAGCCCCGTGGTGCCAGCGACGACGAGCCAGCCACCAGAGATCATCACCCTAGCCCACGCCGCGCTGCGGCCCACGACGTGACGCCATGACGCTACCGCGAGACCTCACCACGTACGGCGCGCCATACCAGGACGCGTTGCCCGTCGAAAACCCTGTAAACGAGCAGCCAGCCGACGATTACAACCGGCACGCGGAGGACACCGCGCAGGGCACGCGCACGAGCCCCAAGGCGGTGTTCGACTTCCTATGCGTGGCCTCGGGCACGGTCTCGGCGGCCAACGTCAACTGTCGCCAGCAGTACGGTCTCGGCGCGAGCACCAAGCCGGTGGTGACGCGCACCGGCACTGGCACCTACACGGCGACGTTTTCGACGAGCTACCTCGACGGGCTCAACATCACTGAGACGTTCTCGTTGTTCAAGGCCATCGGCACCGTCGAGAGCGGCACGGTGCCAGGCGTGGTGCAATGCACCGTTTCCGGCGCCGTGGCGACGGTCTACACGTTCGACATGGCAGGCACCCTGGTAGACTACACCGCTGGCACCAAGGTCGGCGTGGTGGCCTGGTGACCCATGGCTAGGTGGGGCCGCTCTCCGTTTCCTCGCCGCTGGGGCGGGCAGAAACACACTGTCGAGCTCGAGCACGAGGCGTTGCTTGACGCGCTCACGCCGTACCTCGACGTGACCGCCGACTCCGAGGTCTACCCCGAGGCGCTGGCGCAGGCGCTTGGCGTGACTGTGGCGTGGGTGGCAGCTGGGCGCGCGCGGTGCTCGCTCATCCCAGCGCGCATGCTCGAGACGCTGACGTCGTGGGAGACGGCGTGTCGCACCCGTCCTAGCTCGAGCGATGGCGTGCAGGTGCGCAGGGCTCGCGTGGCTTCGCGGCTGCGTGGTCTCATCGGCGTGACCGTAGGCGACATGAGCGCGGCGCTTGAGGAGCTGCTAGGCGCGAGCTTCGTGCAGCTGGTGTTTGTGCCAGTGGCTGGCGAGGTCGTGTACTGGCCAGGCGTCAATCCAGGTCCACCTGGATTCGAGTGGACCAGCAACCGCGCCATCGTCGGCGTGCAAGTGCAACAGGGCGCACTCACTGACACCGAGTTCCTGCAGCAAAAGGCTCGAGCCGCCGAGCTCATTGACGGCATGATTCCGGCTTGGATGTCCTATCGCATCGGCGTCGGGTCGTCGTTTATCGCTGGCGTCGGAATCGTTGGGAGTACGTTCGTATGACGTTCACGCGCGCACTACCTGCAGGCTGGACCGATGGTGTGGACGCCATCACTGCGCCGCAGCTCAACCAGGTCGACGTCAACATCTCGCGTGCGCTCGACGGCTCCGCTGGTGGGTCGTACCTGCCCAACGTAGGAATCACGCTCGGCGGCTCGGCTGGCGTCAACGTGACCACGTCCAACACGCTGACAGTGGCAGGGACGCTCGCGATGTCTGGCACGCAGACGCAGACAGGCGGACTCGTGCTGTCAGGCAACGGTCAGCTGTCGCAGCGCGTGTTTGATGCGTCTGACTCCGACCTTGCGTTTCAGGGTGGTCGGGTGGATGTGTTTCGCATTCCGGCAGCGTTGACGGGCAATCGCATCTATACGGTGCTCGCAACCTCGCCCGTGCCAGTCACGGGGCACATGCTCAAGATTGTGCGCACGTTGCGTGATCTGTCTAGCGCAAAGCCCAGCAGCCATCGCGCTACCATCGACTTTGGTGGAGCAGTCAACACCGATCTGCTCGAGGATAAGTTCGCGTTTTGGTCCATCATGTGGGACGGCTCGGCGTGGTATCCCGTCGAGTGGTCGCCCACCACGATTGACCTGGCGCTGGCGATTGAAGATTCGTGGTCGTGAGGTGATGCGATGACGTTTTCACGAGCAAAGCCAACCGGGTGGACGGACAACGTCGACACCATCACAGCCGCGCAGATCAACCAGATCGATTTGAACCAGTCGCGCGCGATCGATGGCAACGCAGGCGGCACCTACAGCCCGAGCGGCGCGTTGACACTTGCGGGTAGCGCTGGCGTCACCATCGGCGCATCGAACACGCTTGCGGTAGCAGGCGCGCTCAACGTCAGCGGCACCGAGACGGTCACTGGCCAGGTTGTACTCAGCGGCAACAACGCTGGCATCGGCCTTCGCTTGCTTACGCTCAACGATGCCGACCAGACCGTGCAGGGCGCGACGCGTGACGTGCTCATGATTCCGGTGACGCTGACCGGCAATCGCATTTACACCATCCTAGGCACGTCACCTGTGCCAAAGACTGGGCACGTGCTTCGCATTGTGCGAGCAAGCGTAAACATGGCCAACACCGCTCCTAGCAATCATGTGTCCACAATCATTTTCGGTGGAACACCGATCAACTTTCGCGCGGAAAAGTGGGCATATCTGCACCTCATGTGGACTGGGTCGCAGTGGCTGCCCATCACGTGGAGCCCGACCACCTTGCAGGTGCTCGCGGCGATCGAGGACTCTTGGGCCTGAGGTAACACCATGCCTTCTCCTGCGTTTACATTTACGGGCAGCGTCAACAAGTACCAGGCCACCGCGGCAGGTTCTGTTGTCGCAACGCTCACATCGCTGACGGGCGTGTCGTCGGTGTCGTGGAGCATCGTCGGCACGGACGAGACGAGCGGCACATACACCATCGCCACGAGCGGCACGCTGGGCAGCGTGGCCACCATCACAGCGGGCGCAGCTGGCACGGCTGCGATCCTTCGGTGCACGATCAACGGCGGCATTAACCAGCTAGGTCAGCTCGACACGAGCTACAGCACCACGCGCAAGTGGTGGGTTCCTGCCACTGGCACCAGCCTCGAGGTCGCGTGCGTGGGCGAGAACGCGGAGAGCTCGGCTGCGTTCGGCTGGACTGGCATCGTCAACAGCGCCGTGCGCAACGTGGCCTCTGGCGGCGTCTCGACCGTGACGGCTAGCGCGCCCATCACGTCGAGCGGCGGCGCATCGCCAAACATTGCCATCACTGCGGCAAGCTCGGTGGCTGCTGGCAGCATGTCGGCGGCAGACAAGGCCAAGGTCGACGCCATCCTTCCAAGCTCGCTCACGGCTGACCGCGTGGTAATCACCAACGGCTCGGGTGTGCTGAGCGCAACTGCAGACGTCTCGGGCACGCAGCTCAACAGCGCGACGGCTCTGTCGTATCTGGCAGTTACGCAAGGCGGAAACCCCATCGCCACAGCTGGCGAGGTGCGTTTGCCGCAGGCGTTCACGGTGCAGGCGCGAGACTTTGCCGACGCGGCAGATGCAACGGTGCTCGCGTTCGGCGCAGTCAACGCCGACGTGGTCGAGCTAGGCACGTCAAGCTATCCGACGTTCGTCGATGGCAACAGTGTCACCGTCACAGCACCAAGCGATATTACGCTGACGTCTGGAAACAATCTGGTGCTTGATAGCACCAACTTCGTCAGCCTTGGGCTTAGCGGCGGTCCATATATTTACATCCCAGGCCCGACCAGCGGCGGCACGATCGCTATTGACGAAACGTTAGCAACTCCGCTTATCAACCAGGAGGACAAGACCACCGGCAACGGCACAACGCTGACCATTGCCGCGCAGACTTCGCTGGGAGGCAACGGCAACGGCGGCACGCTTGCGCTCGCTGGGGGCTCGCCGCACGGCACGGGCCTCAAGGGCGGCGTGCGACTCTCGCTCGACGAGACCAGCGCAGAGCCCATGGTCGAGGTCGCGGAGGTCGCCACGGGGCGCAGAGCGGTCGTGCTCGGCCTCGGTGCCGCTGTGACAGCGACGGAACTCCCTGCTGGCACCGGTGACCGCGTGCTGTACATCGCCGATTATGCGACGGCCCCCACGGCCAATCCGGTCAGCGGGCAGCTGCTCTACGCAGGAGGCCATGCGCTCGCAGCGCGCTCGCCCAACGGCGTCACCGCTGACATGTCGCCGATCGGCGTGTCGGGTGGTCTAACGACCAAGCACTACCATCACCAGCATGGGCGAGTGCAGACCACGAACAACACGTACACGACATGCGCAACCATCTCGATGCCTGTTTCTTCGGTCGCAATGCTGACGGCTTACCTCGTGGGCAAGCGCACCGACGTGGAGGGCAACGCAACCCAGGTGTACACCTACGCAGCGTGCAAGCGCACTGGTAGCGCGGCACCTGTCGTTTCCAGCACCCAAACAGGTTTTAGCCATGAGGACGATGCGTCCACTAACTGGCGTTGGTCAGTGAGCGGAAACGACATCACCCTCGAGGTGCTTGGAGTCACAGGACAAACATACGAGTGGGATGCCCACATCGTCGGCAATATCGGAGCCATCTGACCATGGGAGCCTCGAATATGAACGGCGCTAGCGCATCCATGCCCATTCTCTCGGTCCCGCCATCGCCACCGGCTGACGATGACGCCGACGTCATCTCGAGCGACCCCATCGCCTCGGCTGCGGCGCTGCGTCGGTTGATTGAAGAGAGCCGCGGCAACAAAGACAGATTCGCGCGGATTGAAGCAGACATCGCCGAGATCAAGAGCAAGCTGCCAACCGTCGATCGCACCTGGATTGTGACGAGCTCGAGCGGCACGTTTCTCTTGGCTCAGTCGCTGCTCGGCAGCATGACCGACCTATCGCCCATGGCGCGCGAGGTCGGCGTGGTCATCGCCACCATGGTAGTGGGCATCGTTGCCGCCATGAAAGGGCCGCGGCGGTGAGTCTTTCCGAGCTGCCCGACGTGCTGCTCGTGGTGGCGATCGTCGCTGGCTTGTCGCTGCTCTCGGTGTTGCTCCACCAGCTCGAAGGCATGCTTGAGAAGCGCGGCTACAAGCGCGAGGCAAAGATGGTCGGTGCGCTGCGAGCTCTACTGACCACCGATGCGCCAGCGGCGCTCGAGCGCATGCGCAAGACGAAGAAGGGACAGACGCCATGAGACACCCCGAACGCACATTCACCATCGCGGCCTTGGTGCTGCTCATCATCTCGACGTGGTGCTCTGGCTGCGTAAGCGCGCTCAACGTCGCCATCGCGAGCAGCAACGGCCTCGGTGACATGCTCGACGCCACGGCGCCCATCGTCGAGGAGCGGTGCACGCGGCCCTATCGTGCCATCGCTGACCATGCGGCGACGATGGACGATGCCAAGCGGGTTGCAGCGGTGACCAAGCTCGACCAACTGTGCCTCCCGCTCGCCACGGCGTACGACAGCGCGAGAGCGGCGCACATCGCGGCCATCGCTGCCATCATCGCGGCGCAGGCTGCGGAGAAGGGCAAGGCTCCCGACGCGGCCACGCTGCTCGGTATCGGCGTGCAGGCAGCCAAGGCGGGCGAGAGCTTGGCCGAGAGCGTCAGGGCCATGCAGGGGCGCAAGTGAGCGCGCTGGTGACGTGGCTCGTGGCTGCGATGATGGCGTTCGCGCCGCCGGCGAGTGCGAAGAAGTTTCCCGGCTGGAGCGAGACAGAGGCCGAGGCGCGTGCGCGCTATCAGGCCATCGCGGAGGCCATCGAAGCAGCGGCACTCGACGCGAGCGGCACGGGGCTCAGCGACAAGAGCGAGGCCGCGCTGCTGCTGGCGCTGGCGCTCGAGGAAAGCGCGCTCTCACAGGATGTGGACGTGGGGCCCTGCTACCGAGGCAAGCCAGGTGGCGGGTGGTGGTCGCGCTGTGATGGTGGCACGTCGTTCTCGGTGTGGCAGCTCAAGTCGTACACCAAGGCCGATGGCTCGCGCGTGACGGGTGCCATGCTGCAGGCCGACCGCAAGCTCGCAGCGCGCAAGGCGTTGGCGCTGGCCGTGGGCTCTCTTTCGATGTGCCGCAAACTAGAGGCGCGCGACAGGCTCAGCGCGTACATGCGAGGGACATGCGCTACAGGGCTCCGCGGCGCCGCCGCACGCTGGGACAGATGGCACACCGTCGAAGCGTGGAGCCCGAAGAAACCGTGATCAACGTCGGCGCGAACGTGTCCTACTACGACCACGTTGGCTTGCCGTACAGGCTCCACGTGTTGCACGCGCCTCGTGGTGCCACCTCGAGCGACGACGCCATCTGTATCGTTGGTGATGCGTTCCGCGAGACATGGGACGCGCGCAAGGTGTACCATGCGCAGACGCTCGAGATTAGCGACGGCGTCACGCTGTGCATCGCATGCGGAACGGTGATTCGACGCGAGGAGGTGGTGCAGTGACTGCTCGAAAGCTTCCTAAGGTAAAAAATCTTATCCAGCGCACGACGCCAGAGTTTCGGCGCAAGCTTTACCAGGTCGCAATCGACGTCGGCATCCCACCGGGCGAGCTCGCGTCGCTGATGGGGTTCGAGTCGTCGTGGACGTGGTCGCCCAGCGTGCGCAATCCGAGCGGCGGCGCCACGGGGTTGATCCAGTTTATGCCCAGCACGGCTAAGATGCTTGGTACCACCACCGACCAACTCGCAGCCATGAGCGCCGTGCAGCAGCTCGACTACGTCAAGGCGTACCTCGCGCGCATGCCCAAGTGGCGCATGCCTGGCGATGCGTATCTGCAAGTCTTTTGGCCCGCTGGCGTAGGCAAGCCTGACTCGTTCCTAATCGGCGAGAAGGACTCCACCGAGCTCGTGCCCAACGCCAAGTTCACGCGCGGTCGAGTCTACGCGCAAAACAGTGGGCTCGACGGCAACCGCGACGGGCGCATCACCGCTGGCGATGTGCGAGCGCGCGTGCTGAGCATCCTTCGCACGAGCGAGGCTGCTGGCTGGGTCGAGATTGAAGAGGAGCAAGAGATGGATGCATCGTTGATCGAAGCGTTTGCGAAGGCCCTTGGTGTCGCGGTGGAGGCCATCGTGGCCGCGCTGCAGAGCCAGCAGCTCGAGCTACGCAAAATGGTCGCACCCGATGCGACCAAGGCCATGCACGACGCGCGCAACGATGCGCTGAGCGGCGGCAAGTGATGCTCTCGCGGGCTGCGCAGTCCGAGCTACGTGCCGCTGCGCTTGCGCGTGGCGTAGAGCCGCTGCTCGACTGGGTGCGCACCATGCTCGCACAACCTGAGTCCCACGAGCGCCCGCGCATGCGCTTCGTGGGCGACGATGACGACCTGTCGAAGCGCGAGACCTACAACGACTGAGGAGCCACGACGATGACACTACTCTATGGCCGAGATGCAAACGGAAACCAGGTTCCGCTACTCGTGGACGGCAACGGCATCGTGCAGACGAGCGGCGGTAGCACTTCGTGGCCTGGCACCAGCTCGCAGCTCACCGCAGGCGATGGCACGGCGGTCAACGTCGGCACAGGTCTCACGTTATCTTCTGGAACATTAAGGAATGGTGGCAGCTTGCCATCGGTTGGTGATTACACGTGGATCCCATCCGGCGCTGGACCATATGCAAATCAAGGCACCGCAGGTGCAGCACAGGCAACGGCAGGAAGCACATCACCAGGCACTACGCCTTCCAGCCAAGGATTGTGGCCATCTGGACGCACCGGGCTTCGCGGATATGCAATCAACAGCTCAAGCGAAGGAGTGCTAACCGCTGCAAATACGTTCAGCGCCGCATGGCAAAATAGCTCGATTACGATTGAGGCGTACTTGCAACTTGACTTTTCTTGGATCGTAGTAGTAGGAAGAACTTTTCCACTAATCTTGAATGACTTTGGAATCGGCGCGAATGCTATCAACATCACTAGCACTTCGACCGGAGGTTCTAACATTGGGTTTAGTTTGGAAGTTCAGCGAGCAGGCAGTACGGTTGGCACGATTGGAATACCGGCTGGATTGATTACATCAAGACCTGTTCACTTGGCGATCGTGCTAGACAGGACAAATTCGTCGGCAGTAACTTTAACTCTGTACGTAGACGGATTTGTCGTTTCATCAGCGGCAGGTGGCACAAGCAGCATTTCGCTCGGCTCTTTTGCAGCATTCACAAACCCATTCACACAACTGGCTCTTTTGTTGGGAGGAGCCGGAATCGTAGGTTGGGTTAGCTTAACCAATAGTGCCAAAACAGCATCGCAGATTCGCGACAACACGCTTCTATTGAAGGCGGCTTGATCTATGCTCCCCTCCTTCGGTCGCACCTCGACTGGTCCCCAGGTCGCGCTTCGCGTGACGGCTACGGGCGAGCTATCCATTGCCGACGCAGGCACGCCTAGCGTGACGCTCGCCAAGGGCCCTGGCGTGCTCGTGTATGGCCGCACGAGCGCTGGCGTGCTGATGCCCATCGCCGTGACGGCTGACGGCGCGATGAGGCTGTCGTGACGCTGCCTAACGTCGGGCGCTACGAGACTGCGCTGGAGCACTTTGGCGCGCCTGAGTGGGTCGAGCTGGCGGCGCTGCCTGGGCTGCTCGTGACGCGCGAGCCGCTACGCACCACCGGGCCTGAGGCCGAGCAGGGCATCGTGTGGGCGCGTGCATCCGAGCGCCGTGCGCGTGAGGTGGCAGTAGAGCTCGGCGCTAGGTTGCCCACGGCGGCAGAGTGCGAGGCCATCGCGCGCGACCCGCAGGTGCGCATCGTCAGCATGTGCGCGCAGCCGCCAGACCACCGCATGTCGAGCCCTGAGTGGGCACGGCGCCACGACGTGTGCGTGGCGCTCAAGCTCGCGCAGCTCGAGGAGGGACAGATGCCGTGGACCATCGGAAAGCACTGGGTGCAGGCGCCCGTGGGCCGCACGGCCATCTTCGGCTTCTACCTGCGCTCGCGTGACCCTGGCTCGATCGTGCAGCGCGGCGGCACGACCAAGCACAACGCGGCGCACGTGGACTACTCGATGACCGTCGTGCTCGTCAAGGCAAAGTGAGGAGGCATCATGGCTCTTGAGTACCGAGGAGAACGTTTCGCTGGCTACAACAAGCCCAAGCGCACGCCCAATCACCCGACCAAGAGCCACGCCGTGCTCGCGAAAGAGGGCGACGTGATCAAGCTAATCAGGTTCGGCGAGCAGGGCACCAAGGGCTCGCCACCTCGAGAGGGCGAGAGCGAGGCAGCCAAGGCGCGGCGCAAGTCGTTCAAGGCTCGGCACGCCAAGAACATCGCCAAGGGCAAGCTGAGCGCGGCCTACTGGAGCGACCGCGAAAAATGGAGTTGACCCAACCGGTAAGCTAAGCTTACACGTTGCACAAAACGACAACGCCCAGGCATGACCTGGGCGCTTCGTGCTTTTGTGGCCTAGCGAGTCATGGCCCGCGGGCCGTATACCTCGATGTAGCTCATCTCGCGCTCAAGCTCGCGCTCCACCTGAGCCACGCCCTGCCTGTCGAGCTCGAGGCGCTTCCAACCTCGGTTCTCGCGGTGGTACCATGCCTCGGCCTCGCCGAAGTGGGCGGGCCAGCTGGGGTCCCACATGCCGCCGTTTTGCGCAGGAATCAGGTCTGCGCAGATCAGAACCTCGTACTCAACCCCATATCCGGTCGCGGGGTTGTCCATCACTACGATCATCTCGAGCACCGCATCGCGCGGCGGCTCGGGCTGGTACGCGCTGCCGGCGCTGGGCGCAAGGCGCTGTTGCCACGGCGTCACGCTCTTGATCGGAGCGTACGAGCTGCCGGTGGAATACACGTGGTTGCGAATGCTTAGCTTGTCCATCGTCGGTCTCCTGGTTGTCGCGGTCCCGCTCGGGGTGTCCGCTGCTGACGAGAGAGACAATAGCGCAGCCTGGCAGATGCGCAAGTAAAAAAAACGCACCCATGGCAAGCAGGTGCGTTTTTTTGCGACGTCGTTTTGCGCTTGACTAGTCGTCGCTGTGGATGTCGTCCCAGTTGTCGCGCGCGGTGTCGAGCTGCGCCTCGACAAACTCGCTCGCGCTGATGCCTAGCGCCTGCGACTCCGAGCGCACCCAGTCCACGAGCTCCACTGGCAGGCTGTAGCGGATGTTGATCGTTGACTTGCCCGTGCTCGGTAGCAGGCCGAGCGGGCTGTGGTTGTACTCTCGTCGCATGGTGGTTTCTCCCTCGCGCAGCTGCTCGACCAGCTCGAGCAGCCGCACGTCGAAGTCGGTGGTCACGCGTCGCCCTGCGTGGGCGTGGTGCCGTAGACGCGGTCGAGGCGGGTCCACAGCGGGCCGTCGAGCTCGGAGCGCGCCACGAACGCATAGCGGTCGCCGCACCGCAGCTGCACTGTGTTGCCCGTGTCGAGCTTGACGGTCCAGATGCCATCGCAGCCGCCACGCACGTACTCGGCGCCGATGAGCGTGGAGCGCTCCTGCTGTACCTCGTCTCGGATGGCGGCGCCGATCTGGTGCAGCGCTGCGCGGATGGAAGCCAGTGCTTTGCGTGAGATGGTCATGGCTCCACTCCTTGCAATTGCCAGTAGGCTCGGCTCTCCTCGAGCCAGTCAACGCGCGGCCCCTCGAGGGGCACGAGCTGTGCGGTCGCGCACGGCATGAAGCTGTCGCGCCATCCGATCTGGTACCCCAACCGCTCGACACACAGGCCGAGTGCGTCGTGCATCTGGTGCCACGCCGCGTCGCGGCTGAGCACGTAGAGCCGCGTGCGGACGATCGTTTCGCCGTCGTACTTTGCGCTCGTGATTGGCGCCTCCGCGGGCAGCCGCCAGTCGTTTGCCTTTGCCACGGCAAACAGCCGCTCCGCGTCGGCCATGCCCTGCTGCTCAAGGCGCTCCACGGCGGCCAGCTCCGAGGCGCGCAACGCTGCTAGGGCCTCGCCGGTAAACGTGATGGTGTCGCCGCTGTAGGTCGCGCCTGGCAGGTCACCAGCCGCGGCCATGACCTGATAGTCGAGGATGGCGACGCACCCAGCCAGGTGCGCGCGCACGTGCCAGTCTCGCTCGAGCGACCACCATGGGTCGCCGGGCGACGTGAAAGCGGCCACCGTGCCGCTCTTGCGCCAGCGTACGGACACGGCGCTCACAGCGCACCTCGCTTCGTCAGCCAGAAGGCCTTGGCCTCCGCGAGCCAGTCCGTTCGTGGCGGCTGGCGTGGCTCGAGCCACGTCTGGCCTCGCCTGTCGGGGTATTCGACCGAGTGCTCGTACGCCGAGCACACGCGGAATCCGCGTCGAGCCAGCATGAGCTTGACGCACTCGTGCGGGCCATCGTACTGCCATGCCATCGCCGTGTGCGCCGACTGATGCGCCCACGAGTTGGGCTCAATGGTCATCGACGACGAGGCTTGCGCCGCCTCGATGATCATCGCGGCCTCTTCGCCATCGCGCCTCTCGATGGCCTCGATGGCGCAGAGCTCGGACGCGATGAGGCGAGACAGCGCCCATCCCTCGAAGTGGTAGCGGCTGCACTGGTCGTCCGACATCGGTCGGACTGAGGGCTGCGCCACTGCCGTCCAGTTTCGAGCGATCGCGTGCATGCGCTCGCAGTCGATGATGCGCACCGCGCCCAGTGCTCGGATTCGCTCTGGCCACGTGGGCCAGAACACAAGCTGCGGGTTCGCGTCGACATGGCCCGCGAAGGCCACGTCGTTATGGCTGCCATCCCATGCTTTTTTGCTAAGTCCTGCTTGGTACCAGTTGATGATCATGGTGTCTCCGTTGTGGCCGTCCCTCGTGGGGTGTCGGCATGGTCGTGATGTATCTCGCGTGAAAGGTCGTGTCAAGCCCGCGTCGTCATCTCCGCGATGGCCACGCGCGTATCGCACGCGCTGATGCGCCCGAGCTTGTGCAAGGCCATGGTGGTGCCGTAGTCTCCGAAGTCGCGCAAGAGCGGGCCCCATGCAAAGAGGTCGGCGGGGATGACCTCAAGGGCCTGCCGCCAGCCCTCGGTGACCGTCTTTTGCCACTGCCTCTTGCCCTTGCACGGGCCGACGATGTCGAGCATCGGCTGGCCCCACTCGTTGCGCCACAGCATGAAACCCGCGCGCTCGGGCTGCGCAAGGTAGGTGCTGTGATAGGGGTAGCCGACGCTGAAGAACAGCTGCTTGCTGCGGCGCATCTCGGCCCACAGCTCGGGGCTCGGCTGCAGTGCGGCGGCGCTCATCGCGACACCTCGCACTCGGTGGTGGGGGCGACGGTGCGCACGCGACGCCCGCGGCCCATGATGATCTCGACGCTGCCGTTGGGCAGCGTGGTGAGCTTGGTGATCTTCTCGTTATACACGTACTCGATGGCGACGAGCTTGTCGCCTACTCGCAGTTGATTTGCTCGAATGCTGATGATCATGGTCATGGTCTCCTTGGTCTCCTGTCGGTCCCGCTGTGGGGTGTCCGTGGTCGTGATGTATCTCGTGTGATGTGTCGTGTCAATCAAAGCTGGGTCGGCACTCGTTTTCCATGATTTCCAAAGCCAGCTGCTCTGTCAACCAGCGCCAGTAGGCAGCGCTCGCTTTTCCGCTGTCGCGGACACGGCGCGCACACCCGGGCAAGTATTCGCTGCCGATCGAAAGCACTTGGTTTTCGTACTCGACCGGATCGGTTCCATGTTCCTGGCAGAAATCGATGTAGTTCTGTCGCGTGGTCACTGGTTCTCTCCTTGTTGCCGTCCCGCTGTGGGGTGTCGGTACGGAGACAATAGCGCAGCCAGCGCAGCGCGCAAGTCTTTTTTACACGCCCGATGTCGATTGTTACAAAGCGCGGCTTTCGAGGCGCTTTCGGTATTGATACCAGCCGTGGAAGTTGCCGCTGCGCGTGTGCTCTTGGCTGCTGGGCTGCGCAACGTGCTCGAACGGGCTCATGTGGCCAGCCTCGAGGAGCCTGCGCGCGAGCTCTAGGTCGGTGGCAGGCACGCGCTTGCCATCGTGGGTAAGATAGCTCACGCGAGCGCACCTGGCGGCGCTGATGCGCGCGCGCTCGTCGATGGTGTAGCCCTCGGCCTGCAGCTCGTCGACGTCTGGCGCGAGCGGCAAGTGCCAGTCGCCGATGGCGAGTGCTCGTGGCGTGGATGTGCCAAGCTCGTCGCGCATCATGCATGCGATGCGCCGGAACTCTGGCTGTGCGTCGGCGTGGCATCGCAGGGTGAATAGGTTGTCCCACGTGGTGGCGCTGACGATGACAGTGCACCACAAGAACGGCTCGAGCAGCCTGTTTGCGAGCTGCTTGTGCGCGCCGAGGCTCATCAAGACTCGGGCGTGGTCGCACGCTGCGTCGCGAGCCTGTAGCCACGTGGCGCGAGCGTCTGCTGCGTCGCGCTCGGGTAGCTCCTCGGTGGCCTGCATGCCTGGCCTGTTGGCTCCCCAGTACTCGGGCACGAAGGGCTCGGTCTCGACCTGCTCGAGCAGCTTGCGCACTGGCACGGCGCGCGAGCTCGCAGCGTTGCGCGAGAGCATGCGGTGCGTGTTCCACTCGGCCAGGATGAAGCGCGGGAACGTGACCTCAAACGTGGTGAGCCGCACGCCACTCGGCGCGAGACTGTCGGCAAGAATGCGTGCGGCGTAGGTCATCACAGCACATCCTTGAACAGTGGCATCGGCGATACCACGCGCGCTTGCGCGGTGGCGAAACTGTCGGCGTCTCGCTCGATTCCGATGAAGCTGAACCCCTCAGTCACGCATGCCTTGCCGGTGCTGCCACTGCCCATGAATGGGTCGAGCACGATGCCACCTGGCGGCGTCACGAGTCGGCACAAGTAGCACATCAGGTCAACCGGCTTGACCGTTGGGTGCTTATTGCGTTCGCCTGGTGAGAGCCCATCGTTTCGGTCTGTCGCATCGGCCTTTGCGGTGTAGAAGAAGCGGGCGGCGCTGCCGCTGTCGGAATACATAACAGAGGGGACCCCCATTCCGCCGAAGTTTATTACCCATTTTGCACGTTTGCCTTGAGAGTGGTCAGTCGGAGAATATATACCACTACTGCGTCCCTGCGGAAACAACCCCACCACCTCCTCGCTGCCGTCATGGATCAGGTTGGCGGGCCAGCGACCGGTCCACTTGCGCCCAGCTTCTTCAGCGTAGTTTCGCCCAGACATAGCAATATTCGCGCTGTCTCCTCGCCCGTGCTGGGTGATGAGGTCGGTGCCCACTCTGCACCCGTCCACGTTGATCCCACCAGTTCCCCACTGCAGCACGTTGGCGGCCACGGTGCCCTCCAGGGGCTTGCGGGCCACGGTGATCGGCTCCAGGGCGGGCTTGAGCGCGGTGCCCCAGCCTTGCCATCGGCGAGCGGCGTCGGTGGCGGGGGCGGTGACTTCCCGCTCCGCTCCTGCCGCCCGGTCAATCGCTTGTTTTCTTAGCGTATCGACCGTGAATGAGATTAGGCTTTCCGCCATGGATTCCGTAATAGTGACACTGATGGCAGACGCACAAGCCGTTTGACGTGTCGTGTCGAAGCTCTGGAAAGTCTTTGATTGGCTTAACGTGATGTGCTTCAAGTCGGCGGTCAGTACCGCACATAGCGCATTTGTAACTGCCTGCATTGATGACGGCTTGCTTCCAAGCCAGATCCTCAGGGCTTCGACGGCCTTGAGATTGCCCCCCATGCTTGCGCTTGGCCATTCCTTGACAGCGCATTGAGCAATACCAGCGTTCGTAGATATTGCATTGGATCTTTTCAGTGAGTGTTCCGCACACTTCACAGGGTCTTGTGATTCGTTTGCGGCGGCAGGCATGGGAGCAGAATTGATCTCCGCTTTGGACGTGAGATGGGCTTCTTTGAAACTCAACTCCGCAACCAGCGCAAGTGCATCGCTGCTTTCTTGATCGGCTTGCAGCAGAACAGGCTCGGGAGCAAAACCGCTTTTTGGCGTACTGATTCCAGTTGCGGTTGGGCTCTTTGCGAATGAGAGCCCCGCAGTGCTCGCAGCTTTTGAGTGGTCTTTCCATGCTTCCATTATGGCCGCAGTTTCCAAGTTGTCAAGCGCCTTGGAAACGTCAAGCCATCTTTTTTGCTCTTCTAAATCAATGCGCCGCGATATGTCTGTACTTTTTGGAAATCCTGACCCGTAGCAATACATGATCAGATCTCTAATCTCGAACCCTGCATCCTCAATCCGCACCGCCATCCGGTGCTGCGTCCTGGTGCCTGCGAACGCGAGCAGGTGCCCGCCAGGCTTGAGCACCCGCAGGCACTCGGCCCACACCTCTGTCGTGGGCACGTCGTAATCCCACTTCTTCCCCATGAAGCGCAGGCCGTACGGAGGGTCGGTCACGATGGCGTCGACGCTGGCGTCTGGCATGGTGCGGAGCACGTCTAGACAGTCTCCGTGGTGCAGCTGGATCATCTGGGCAGCCTTTCGCGCAGCTCGCGCAGCTCGGCCACGAGCCGCTTGTTGTCGTCGCGCGCGGCTGTCAGGTCGGCGTCGAGTTGACGCACGCGCTGCAGGGCCTCGACGATGCGCTCGTGCCAGTAGGCGCGCTCGTGGGCCATCTCCTCGTCGTGGGTGGGCGTCATGGATCCTTGTCGTCGAGTTGGGCGCTTTTCGGTTCCGAGTAGATCTCGCATCATGCGAGCGTAGGTTGTCACGACTGCCCCGTGGAGCCGAAGCCACCGACGCCGCGGTTGGTGGTGCTCGTGAGCTCTGCCACCTCGAGCAGCCGCACGCGAGGCACGCGAGCGAACACCATCTGCGCGATGCGGTCGCCAGGCCGAAGCGTGATGCGGTCGCCGACGTTGTAGACGATCACGCCTACCTCGCCTCGATAGTCGCTGTCGATCGTGCCGAAGGCGACCTGTAGCCCGTGCTTTAGCGCGAGCCCGCTACGCCCACGGATCTGCGCCTCCCAGCCCTCCGAGAGCGACATGGCGAGGCCGGTGAGCACTAGCGCTCGCTCGCCTGCGTCGAGGATTAGGTGCCCGTGCTGCACCTCCTGCGACCATGGCCAGCGCCATCCGGCCATGCGCAGGTCGTAGCCGCTGGCGCCATCGGTGGCTCGCTCTGGCAGCGTGCCCGTGGGCCTGGTCAACTGCACGCACACGTCGAGATCGGACAAGTAGGGCACGGTCATCGCTCCTCGGGGCGCTGTGGCATGACGTGGCCCCTCACGGTCTCGCTCATTCGCTTACCGTCGCTCGCACGCACGACGCAAGCGCCGCGCACCTTGCGGCTCTCTGCCAGCGCGTCAAACAGGTCTAGCAGCTCGGAGCGTTCGCCGTCGCGGGCGAGCACATAGAAGTCACGCGGTGTCATCGTTGTTTCCTCCCTTATCTGCTACCTCTGCGAGCGTCGTATAGACGCTCTCCTTGACGCATCCCATCTCGCGCAGGTGCGCCATCACTTGTCGCTCGACCTTTGCGCCACCTACGCGCTTGATGGCCGCGGCGCTCGTCGAGAACTCCAGCGCGGCCTGTAGCTGCTGAGCATTGAGGTAGGCCACGGCCTCTGGCGTGAGGTCCGATACCGTCGTGCGGGTGCGCTCTTGCACCACGAGACGCTTGCCGCTGCTGAGCGGGATCGGCGCTCGTGATGCCATCTCGCGGATGCGCTCGCGGGCGAGCTTTAGCGTTTTTTCGAGTGCGGGCATCATCTCGTGGATGCGCGCGGCATCCTCGGCTGTGGCGATGCTCGTGGCCACGCTCTCGACGTCGCGCACGGCCAGGGCGGTGGCCGAGCACTTGCCCAGGATGTTGCAGCGCTTGCACCAGTCTCCTGCGACTGGCGGCGTCGGCGCGCCGCTGGTGGTCTCATGGATGCGCCGCAGCACGTCGGCGGTGCTGTCGAGGTCCCAGCACTCCCACGAGGCCGACACCTCGCGCACGCCGCGCTCGTCCACGTAGAGCAGCGAGCCCGAGGCGCTATCGGCGCCCACGAGCTTGGCCACTGCCATCGCGGCGAACTGCACCTGCAGCCCCGGCGTAGCGTCGCGCTGCCACGTGCCGGTTTTCCAGTCGGCCACGTGCACCTGTCCATGGCGCACGCACACGAGGTCGATGATTCCGATGAGCTCGCCAGGCTTGGCCTGGTTGGCCTGCCGGTGGGTGTACTTGTCGATCAGGCGCACAGTGCGCTTGCCGACGTGGTACGCCACCGCGACTTCGGCAAACATGAGCCAGCCCTCGGCGGCGTATGCGTTGACGCGGTCGAACGCGCTGCGCGCCGTAGCGCCCAGGCGTCGCACGTCGTCTCGGCCCAGCTCGTACTTGCTCGCGAGCCTGACGAGGTCGACCTCACCGCAGCCAACGGCGAGCTCGGCGGCTTCGTGCACGGCGTTGCCAAAGGCGAACACCGATGGGTCATCGGGGCGCGACCACGGGATGCCGCTGGTCCACGGGTGCGCGCACTTCGACGCGAGGTCAAAGCTTGATGCTGTGGGGAGCTTCACTTTCCGACCGCCTCTGCGATGCAATCATTCATCGCGCACCGTCCCTACAATCTTGTAAAACCTTCTCTTTCTTGACTTCGACTGTGTTGCTCCGATCGCTCTCATTTCTTCATAGGTTCTTGATTTGGTAGAGAGGCGGGAAACCTGTTTTCCGTCCAAATGCCAAGCGATTTGCGGCTCGGTGAACCCGTCAAATGTCCAGCCTGTGGCTCGGTAGATCGTTCCTTCGTGTCCTTGCGCCTCGTCCGCGTAGGTGACGAGGAGCGCCCATCTCTCGTCGCGCGCAACGTCTTTCGTCGTTCTCCCCAGCAGAATACCAGCGGCATTTTGCGGTTCGCCTGGAACTACAACGAGGCGAGAGAGAGCGAGCACTTTCTTGTGCAGGTTTTCGCTTCCAAGGTGCCTCTTGGCGAGGGCCTTAGCCGCTCCTGCTGTCGGTGGCATCCAAAGAGCGGCGCCTACGGCTCGCTGCTCGCGCCGCATGATTGTTCTCGCCGTCGAGGTGTTCGCGGCCCCTTTCGCGTAGTGGTAAGCACGGATTAGTTCGACAGCCTCGCCGTGCGACCCCTCGTCAAACTGGTAGTCTTTTCTTCTCGCTACCGGCTTGTTAGGCTTCACGGCTTCGCCTTCCACCCTTCCACCCCACGACCACGTGGCGTACGTCCACCCGCCGCCATCCTCCCTCGGGGTCGGCGCAGCCTGTTTGCTTCTAGAATATTCATCGCGCTCCCCGCCTGATGGTCAGCTTAACCGCATGGCCAAGAGCCTGCTCAAGCAGGCGCTTTGCGAGTGTCTTGGCATCTGGCACAGGCAAGCGAAGCTCGCCCGTGGAGTTTTTGATCGTGACCATGAATCGCAGGCATTCACGGTCGCGATCGTCAATGTATCCAGGCTCAATCACGAGGCGCACCTCGGCCTCGTGGTCTGCCACTACGATGGCTTGCTCCACGTATGCGCTCACGCCTGGACCTCGGCGATGCGCTTCTCTGCGGTCTTGTATGCCTGCCCGAGGCTGGCGATCTGCTCGCGAGTGCACGACGGCTTGATCGCCACGAGCTGCTCGCGCACGAGCGCGAGCTCCTCGGCGTTCGATACAAGCGTGAGGTCGTGCAACAACCCGAGCACCGGGCTGAACGTGTCGGCGTCGTCGGCCTCCACCTCTGCGTCTGGCACCACGGGCGCTGGCACCGGCGCGGGGCGAGCCTGCTGCGGGCGCTGCGCGGCCACCTGGCGAGGCGCAGCGACAGGCACTGGCGCGGGGGCCACGTTCTCGGCCTGCGCCATCTCCTCGGCGGTGTAGAGGCCAGAGAGCTCGTGCGGGAACGCCTTGCGCAATGCCAGGGCCTCGGCGACCTTGGCGATCATCAGGTCGGGCATCTGCGCCCAAAAGCGCGTGGGCGCTCCCTCTTTGCTCGTCTGCACGTAGGAGCTAAACCTAGCCACGGCCCACAGCGGCTCGCGGAAGTCCGAGCGCAGCACGCCGACCTTGGCCGCAGCGGGCGGCTCGTCGCTGAGCCACACGTCGCGCCACTGGCCATCCTTGCCGCACCAGAACGGCCCGAGTTGCCCCTGATACTTGCCCGTGCGGTCGGCCACGAGTCGGAACCCGTCGATGCCGACCTGAATGGACATGACCTCGCGGCGCTCGCGGCTATCCCACCGCTTGACGGCGTAGATTTGGCGCGCGAATGGGTCTAACCCAGTGCGCTTACATTGCTCGACGAACAGGGTCAGCTCGTCGTCGGTGCTGCCCTTCGCGATGGTGCGCTTGATCAGGTCGATTTGTGCGGTGTCAAAACGGCTGTTGGTTGTGACGAGATTGGACATGCGCGAACATCTAGCGCACCGTCTCTAGCGTGTCAAGTCTCTCGCGATGCTTGACACGTTGCTGTCGCCGCGCTAGGGGCTAGCTCATGGCCCAAGTCGGAGAGATTATCAGGCAACTGCGGCAAGATCGCAGCATGACGCAGGAGGCCCTGGCTCTCCGCGCGGGGCTCAAGTTCTCGCTCATTCGCAGCATCGAAAGCGGACGCAACCAGCTCACATCGTATGGCACGCGAGCGGCGCTGAGCAAGGCGTTTGACCTGCCGCTCGTGGAGCTCGCACGTCTGCTCGACGGACCTGCGCCGGTCGATATCACCGCGACATGAAGCGCGCGCCGCCGTCGATCGCCGACCTCGTGTTGCGGTCGGAGGTGCTAGACGCCATGGCAAATGGCGCCTGGTACAACGCCGTCTCGCTGCACGCAAAGATGCCGCACGTCTCGCCTCGCGAGCTGTCGCGCATCTTGATCATGCTCGTGCGGCTCGAGGTCTTGCATCGGCGCATCCCGCAAGATGGTGCCACCGAGTACCGGCGCAGGGTGCTCGAGGAGCACAGGCGAGCCAAGGTGGCGCTGAAGATGCTCGTTGGGTGGAACTTGCGCGGCGATGAGATCCGCCGTCACGACTGCCGCCATGAGACCCAGTGCGTGTGCGACGTTGCGACTGTGATGCCGGATGCGCTGTGGTGCGAATGCCCAGAGCAGTGCGAGTACCTTGAGGCCGTGCCGCCGCATGCTCGCGTGCTCCATGCCCAGTCGCTGCTGTCGAGCGCGATCAACATGGTCGGCGATGCCGACGAGGACGTCATCGTCAAGCCACCGTACAAGGACCATCGCACGCGAGAGCAAAAGCGCGAAGCCGATCGCATCAGACGCGAGAGACACCGTGCGGTGATCGAAGCAAAGAAGGCCGCGAGATGTTCCTAACACCGATGATCCTAAAGCCTCGCAAAAAGAGCGGCGAGATGCTTGTGCTAGGTATTGACGCTGGCAAGCATCTTGGCCTCGCCGTGGTGCATCGTGACGCCTCGGGTCGGCTCTCGTGCAGGCATGCGCAGGCTGTCGAGGTGCGCAACGCGTGGTCGGTTGGTTGGTGCGACGCAGTCACGAGGCCGCTCTACGAGGACCGCGACATCTGGCAGAACATCAGTCAGATGGGCGCCGTCGTCGAGGTGCCCATGGGCACATACCCAGGCAAGGCTTCGTCTAGCGCGCTTACGCGTGCGCTTACCGAGGCAAGCGTGGTAGGCATGGTGCTCGCCAAGCACCTCGAGCTAGAGGATGATGCCATCGTGACGGCTGCCCAGGTGCGTCGCATGTTTTGCGGCTCGCCCACCGCCAACGATGCACAGGTCAAACTTGCGCTCCATCGCATGGGCATCACCATGCCGAGGGGCGCAGACAACAGCCACACGCGAGACGCTGCCCTCGCTGCGGTTTTCTACATGAGGCGGCTCAGCAAAGGGACAGGGAACACATGAGCACGAACGAACCGACCATCACCATCGACGAACTCGACCGCGCGCTGACCAAGTGCGAGGACACAATCATTCTGCAGCGCGATCGCATCGTCGAGCACGAACGCGAGCTCGCGACGCTCCACGAGCGATGCGCCAAGCTGGAGGAGGCGATCGAGGTTGCGCTTGCGAGTCTGCGCACCATGGATGCCGCACCATCGCCCATCGTAAAACATGAGGCGAAGCCTGTGGCTGTCGCAAAGCCTGCTTCGCGCGCGCCACGCGCACCCAAGCCAAGCGGTGGCAAGATCACCGACGTGCTCGGGGTGCGCATCATGGACGCCGTGCGCGATAGCCAGCTCGCCACCACGTTCACGCGCAGCAAGGTGATCGACCTCTTCGCGTGCCCGCCGCCGCACGCCACGCGAGCTCTCGGCGACCTCGTCGAGGCGGGCAAGCTCAAGCTCGAAGGCGTAAAGGGCGGCGCCAAGTACATCGTGGTCGTGGCAGCATGAAACCTCGCAACCGCCACGTCACGCACGAGAACAGGTCGAATGGGCCCAGGGTCGTCGAGACCGATGCGCGCTCGCCCATGTTGCCGATGTACAGCGCTGCGGAGCTATCAATGCGCGATCCGCGTCGGCTGTCGTGCGTGTACGAGGCGGCGTGCGTGGACGTGGTGGCCAAGACCAGCCCCAACGCCCTTGCGGCTGAGTGCCCCGAGGGCTGCGCCTTGCAGCGCAAGCCTGACCCCAACGTGCGGGCCTACCATGCGAGCATGAGTGGACGCACGAACGGCGTAGAGACAAGGTCCGAGCAAAAGTCACACGACTCTGACTCGCAGCGGAGGTCCTATGCTCACCGTGTACACAGCCGCAGCTAGCGCAGAGCGTGACCGCGCTCGAGCTGCCATCCAGCTCGTGGCGAGCACGCCAGGCATGTGCGTAGCGCTCGACTGGGTGCGCGAGATGGACGAGTCGCCGCAGCACGAGCTTGAGCTGCCGTGGAAGCGCCAGGCCGACATTGCGGCACGGTGCCTCGCGGCGGCTCGCAAGTGCGACGTGCTGTGGTTCTTGGTGCCAGAGCTACCCAGCCGCGGGGCATGGGTGGAGCTCGGCGCTGCGATGGCTACGGGGTTCGTGCGCATCATCGCAAGCGGTCGGCACAGCACGGCGTTTCTCGCGCATGAGCGCATCGACGAGCGCTACCCCGACGACCTGCGTGCGTTCGAGCGGCTGAGGGCTCTGCGATGAGCTGGGTGGTCATCGGCGTGGCGCTGCTCGTGGCCGTGGGATGGCTCTGGCTTGCCATGGTGGGCACCGAGCGCAGCGACCAGGAGTGGCGCGTGCGCGAAGCCGAGGCCGACGAGCACGAGGCGCGCCTGGAGCTCGAGGAGGCGCAGCAGCGGCTACGTGCGGAGCGCGCCAAGCTGGAGCGCATGCGGTCGCTCTTGTGATCCACGAGTTTCGCCGCCCGTTGCCGGTCGTGGTCGAGGGCACGCGCGAGGGCTACGCGCTGTACGTCGAGTCGTCGGGCATGTGGGAGAATGATGTCTGGTGCGTCGTGCTCTGCGACGGCGGCATCGTGCGGCACTACACCACGAGTCAAATCCGCGTGCATCTCAACGCGACGTTCGGCATTCGGCGCGAGTAATTTGGCCCTGTGCGGGGCGGCTTGGTACTGTCGGCGCATGAACAACCGCCGCAACGTTCGCCGCTCCGCTCTGCCTGCCAAGCCCGTACAGCCCACGTCGCTTAGCGCCTCTGAGATGGCCGAGGCGTTGGCCGGTGGCGTGCTCGTGTTCGCGTGGGGCTTGGCGTGGTGGTTCTTGTTGCCGTGATGGCTGACCGGTAAGATCACAAAAGGTTGACAGATGGCGATCGCTGTGCTACGACAGGCTCATGAGGTCACCAATCAAGCGAGATAAGCTGCCAGAGAGCATCGCCGACGAGATACGCGACGCCATCGAGCGGACGGGCATCCGGCCCATCTCGGTTGCCGTTGGCATCTCGAGGCACGGTCTGATGAGCGTGCTTGCAGGCATGAGCACTCCAGCTCACACGATGTACGTCGCGACGCGTTGGCAAGAGCGAAAGAGCGACATCTTGGCGTCGATCCCAGGCTCGGAGGTGTGACATGGCGAACCAGTGGGATCGAGAACGCTTCATCAAGGTCTTTCTGCATGAATCCATGACCTGGAAAGCGCTTAGCTATGATGCAAGAAGCTTGTACCTGCATTTGCAACGCGCAGCTGGCAGACAAGCATCCGTTGCGCTTGGCAAGTTCGGACTGCGAGGCCTGGCTAACGTGTTCGGAGCTCGTCTCGACGTTATCCAACCAGCCATGGATGAGCTAATCGAAGCCGAGCTGGTCATGATGCAAGATGGATTGCTGATGCTTCCAGAGCACGCAGAACAGCAAAGCAGTTCGTGGAATGAGACGGCTCGGAAGCAAGATCAGCGAGAGCGCAAGCGCGAAGGCCATGTCCCAGCCATGTCCCAGCCATGTCCCGAGCATGTCCCAGGCACGAGTGGTGCTCGGGACAAAATCACTCGAGCACGTCCCAGCCATGTCCCAGCCATGTCCCAAGATGTCCCGAGCATGTCCACAAAAGAGAGAGAGATAGAGAGACAGAGAGAAACAGAAGAGAGACAGACAGAGAGAGAGAAATTAGATCCTAGCCAGCCCGTCGCCTCTTCGCGTGCGCACGCACGTGCGCAGGCGCGCGAGGCTCCTCCGCCAGAACCCAAGCCAGAGCCGCAACCAGCGCAGAAGGCGGGCGGGCAGGCGGGCGACCTGGAGGCAGAGCTCCGAAGGCTGCTCGAGGCCGACCGGTACTACCAGGGCCTCACTGGCACCAACGCCCAGGAGCTAGCGCAGCGGTTGGCATTCCACGCCGACGCCAAGAAGCCCGCGCACGTCATCGCCGCCGTGCGCCGCGCGCTCGACCTAGCGGCTGCGAGTAGCTACAACGCCGCCACCACGAACAAGTCGATCCTGGCCTTTGCCCAGCGCGCCAGCGAGGCCGACATGGCCCAGAGCCTACCCGCTCGCACTGGCAGGCCTGGCCTCGCAGCTGCCGAGCCGCGGCCCATCACGACCAAGACCGTGGGCATCGTGCCCGACACGCTCACGGAGGAGGAGCGCCAGCGGACCGAGGAGATGTTCCGGTTTCGCAAGGCCTGCGGATGGACCCCTCTACAGCCTTGGCCTCTCCCCGCCATGGTGGCCGCAGGATGGGCCGAGGGCATGCCGTGGCCCCTACCATCCCAGAGCGGCGACAAAGCCTCGCCGCGCCCCCTTAGCGGCCCAGCAACGGCCAAGGTGGTAGCCAGTGAAGCCTCGTGAGCAGAAGCCAGCCACGATCCTGCGCATCGCTGGGCGCATGCCACCGAGCGACCTCGACGCCGAGGCGGCGGTGCTCTCGGCCATCATCCTCGACCCGGCGCGGCTCGACTCGGTGCTGCATATCCTGCCCAAGCCCGAGATGTTCTTCTCGTGGGCAAACCAGCGCATCTACGAGTCGTTGCTCGAGATTGACCAAGCGCGGCAGCAGATCGACAGCATCGCCGTCGCGTCGCGGCTACAGGCTAAAGACCAGCTGAACGAGGTCGGAGGCGCCGCGTACATCATCCAGATCCTCGACGCCACGCCCGCAGTGGCCCACGCCGAGGACCATGCGCGCATCGTGCGCGACCTCCACAGCCGACGCCTACTCGTGCTCGAGTGCCAGCGCCTCGTGGCCGAGGGCTACGGCGACGTGCCGAACGTGCCCGAGTGGATGTCCAACGCGGCGCAGCGCGTCGCGCAGATCGCCGACAACAACACCGAGCGCACCGACGACAGCCTAGCCGCGCACCTTCACGCCGCCTGGAGCGAGATCGAGGCCGCGCGCAACAACGGTCGCGCCACCAACCGCGTCGCCACCGGCCACACCGACCTCGACACCGTGCTCAGCGGCGGCTACGCCCCCTCCACCCTCACCGTGCTCGCGGCTCGCCCCGGCATGGGCAAGACCTCCCTGGCCATGCAGCACGCCCTCGCCTGCGCCCGCGCTGGCCTCGACACGCTCGTGTTCTCGCTCGAGATGCCAGCCGACCAGATCGCCCTGCGCATCAACTGCACCGACGCGAGCGTCAACAGCCAGCTCGTGCAGGTAGGGCGATGCACCAGCCATGACTACCAGTCGCTAGTCGAAAGCGCCTCGGACATGTCCAAGCTGCGCCTGTGGATCGACGACCGCGGCACCATCAGCACCGCCGAGATCCGCAGCCGCGTCCGACGCCAGCAGCGCGACGCCATCACCGCAGGCCGCGAGCTCGGCCTAGTCGTGGTCGACTACCTGCAGCTCGTCACAGGCCGCGGCGACTCGCGCGAGCAGGAGATCTCCTCCATCTCCCGCGACCTCAAGGCCATCGCCAAAGAGTTCCACGTCGCCGTGCTCGCCCTCTCCCAGCTCTCTCGCTCCGTCGAGTCCCGAGCCGACAAGCGCCCGCTTCTCTCCGACCTCCGCGAATCCGGCGCCATCGAGCAGGACGCCGACAACGTGATCTTTATTTATCGCGAGGACTACTACTCGACCGGCGACGACAAGCCCAAGACCAACATGGCCGAGGTCATCGTCGCCAAGCACCGTGCAGGGAGCACCGGCAAGGTGCCCCTGCGCTGGACCGGGCACTCTACGCGCTTCGACAACCTCGACCCGTCCGACCATCCATGATCTGCAGGGGGGGGAGAAGCACCAGAGCGCTACCAGAGACCGCGCGCGTAGCCTCGCCCCGGTTCGGGCATCGTGTCAAGATGGTAAGTGATTGACCAGCTAGAAGGGACATAAGCTAGTGGCTGCTAAACACTCGAAAGAACAGAGGAAAATAGGGGGAAAGAAATCTTCAGCACCCGCCCTAGGTTCGCGCGCGCGCGCGGCTACCGAGGTCGAGCCCGAGCACATCGCCGCGATGTTCGACGCGCCTCTCGGTCCGACGAACCCCAACGGCAACACGGACGTGACCGAGGAGTGTCCGCCGACGCGAGAGGACCGCGTGCGCGCGATCATGGCCATGATGCCTCACTCGTGGGTGCGTGGCCGAACTGGCCTAGAGCTCGGCGCGCGTTGGGGCCTCAGCGACAAGGCCATGGAGAGCTTGGCCGCAGAGGCGTGGCGCCGCGTGCGAGCGCAAGACCCGAGCTACGTGCGAGACCGCTTGGCTACCGCGCTCGAGGAGAGCGTGCAGGAGGTGCGCGATAGCGACGAGGCACCTACGGCCAAGGCCAAGGCCATCGCCGTGGTCACGGGTGCATGGGCCCCGCTCGTGGGCGCCAACGCCGCGCAGAAGGTCGAGGTCACGCAGGTAGCGCCGCCAGGACTGCCGCCCGAGGTGGCCGACGCATGGGGCAAGACCGACGACATGAGCCGCCGCAGGGTGCACCGGCACGTGCTGCTCGAGGCGCTTGCCGCACTGGACGAGTGGCCGCACGATGAGCGCACCGAGGCACTGCGCGACGTGCGCTCTGCGCTCGCAAGACTGGATGGCACCGTGGTAGAGGGCGCAAGCCATGAGCAACGATGACTACTGGTGCAGGGTTGGCGACATCGTCATTCCTGCTGACGGCTCGGCATACGTCGGCAAGGTCGTGCGCATCGATGCCATCCACGTGCAGCACGAATGCGTGCGCACCGGGAGGATTCAGACCAAGAGCCGCGTGGGGTTTTGCGTGCGATACATGTTCCCGAGCGCAAGCCATGACTGATGCGGCGAGACTGCAGCTGGGCGACCTCATCCGGCGCAGGGCGTGGGAGCCGCCAGCGCCACGGCACTACACCGCGCTCGTGTTCTCGATCACCGAGATTCGCGAGCGTGAGCATGGCAGACAGTACGTGGCCGAGGCAGGGAACCTCGTGGCCATCATCGACGACGACCAGCTGCCCGAGTGGCAGCGTCTTGTGGTAGCAGATTGAGAAAGGGACCAACCATGAGCGATGTACAAGTAGGGGATACGTTTTGGCTCCGCGCGATGCCTGGGTTTGCCTGGGAGGTCGTCGACATCGCAGGCTCGACACCCGAGGGGCCGATTGCGCTGCTCCTTAGCGGCGAGATGTGTGCCTACGAGAATCGAGATCGACTGCTCGACGACCGAGGCTCATGGCTGCGCGCTGAGCACGTGCGCGAGACGCTGTGACGCCTCGCCTGTCGCTGCACATCCTCGACGATGAGGGTCGCATCGCAGCGATAGAACTCGCGGTGTCGACCGCGGATGTCATCGTCGGCGACGCATCCACCACGATGCAAGTCGCCATCCGACTCTACAGCGCAACGGGAGAGCTACAAGGCACGTTCGTGCTCACGGGCGACACCGCGGGCGACCTCGCCATGCTGCTTCTCGCTGCCTCTCGCGACACGGGCGACGTCGCCGCCGATGCCATCCTGAAGGTGCTCCGAATGTATGGCGAAAAGCTAGCGGCGCTGCGCGCAAGAAAGCAAAGCGGAGTCAACTAGCCATGCGACCGAAGCCGCGGCCCATAGCTAACGACGACCTCACCTGGTACTGGCAACAGTCGGCCAGCGAGATGGGCATCGCCAGCAGCTGGGGGCCGATGGTGTCAGCCGCTCAGGGCGCCTTCGGTGGCAGCGCTGCCAAGCCCGACCAGCGCATGACCGACGCGCACATGCGCGCGACAGCACGGCACCGAGCCATCCGCAAGCGGCTCGACGCTCTCACGACCGAGCACGCTAGCGCGCTCTGGCACGTCTACGGAGGCGCCAACGCACCACCGCAGACCGTGGCTCACCTGGGCCAGCTCGCCAACTTGGCCGCGCACATGCCAGCCACGCGCGAGGCGTACGAGGCAGACCAGCGCAAGGCCAAGGCGCCCAAGCTGAGCGTCAAAGCTTGGCTCGCCCTGTCCTGCAGCTCGCAGCACCCGGCGCTCGCCAGCATCATCACGCAAACAATCGAGGCCTTCATGGCCGCAAGTGAAGCATGGAAAGGGACACGACATGGCTGAGGGAATGAACAGGGTCATCGTGATGGGCAACCTCGGACAAGACCCCGAGCTGCGCAGCACGCAAGGCGGCGCGAGCGTGATGACGCTCTCGCTCGCAATCAACGAAAGCTACCTCGACGCAAACAAGGAGCGCCAGCAACGCACCGAATGGGTGCGCGTCGTGGTGTGGGGCAAGCGGGCCGAGGGGCTCGCACGCATCCTGCGCAAGGGCTCCACCGTCATCGTCGAGGGCTCGTTGCGCACCACGAGCTACGACGACAAGAAAACCGGCGAGAAGCGCTAC